GTCAGCTAAAGTTACTGCATTATTGGAAAGCTCTTGAATGAGTTGTTTGAAACCTTCAGAATTGAAGAGTTCGTTGTAGTTGTTGAAGTAAGTTTCAAGCTCAGGCTTCATAGTTTTCCTTTGTTTATACTACAGTTATAGTATAGCATGTTTTTAGTTAAAAGTCAAGTATTATTTCTTAGGCTTTTTCTTTACTTTCTTAGGTTTAGTAGTGGGTTTGTAGCTTCCGTAAGCCATAGCTTTCTCCTTTGCTGTTTTAGAAAGTTCGTCTAAATGAAACAGTTTCTTAGAAGTTGCGCCGTGAGAAGCACCTGAATGTACTTCACCATTGGGCATCTTGTGGGTCTTACCTGTGTGTTTTGTTCCGTCTCTAAAGTAATGAGGTACGCCTCTAGCCATCACTTTTTCCTCGTTTTGGCTGCTTGTTTGAAAGCTTTTGCGGTGGGTGCACCTTTGGAACCCGGTTTACGCATCTTCTCCTTGCTACCTGCTGCGATACGCTTACGTTTAGCGTGGATGTTCTCATATAGACCTGCCACTACCACTTCTCCTTGTTTGCCCAGTACGCTGCTGACATTTTACCTTTTGCAATATTCTTTGCATGACGAGCTTTAAATGACTTGCGTCTGGCTTTATCTTTCTCAGACTTAGGGGCTTTACCCGCACCGCTGACTCCCTGTTGTCCAAACCTAATAGTCTTAACCTTGTCACCTTCTTTGGCAACTACTACGTGAGACTTAGTGGGGTGGTTAGGAGTCCTCTTCGGCTTGTTGAACCCGCTTACTCCCGCCCTTGCTAGTCTTGGGTCTTTCGTCGTTGACACTTTCTAAAGCCTCCAGTCTACTAAATATTAAATCAAAGTTACGGTTAATCTGTGCTACTACTTCTTCCAGTTCTCTGTTACTGACCATTTGGCCCTCTTGGTTGCATTGGGATAGTATTATTGGGTGCAGCTTTTTTAGTAGCCTTCTCTTTTAACAACATGTCAGCTACTTTAAGTCTACGTTCAAACTCTTTGTCGTCCTCCGTTCCTGCTTTAAGATTAGTCGTTACAGCCTTCATGCGATCAATCTCAAGCTCCTGAGGCATAAGCTGTGTTTCCATAGCAATCTTCTGTGCCCTTGCCTGAGACTCCTGAGCTTGTCCTGATAGAGCTGCTGTTTGAGACTGTTGAAACTGCATCTCGGCTTGCTGTGCAGCCTGTTGTGCCTGTTGTTGCTCCGGTGAGGGTTGTCCTGCTTGCTCTAAGCGTTGGATCAAGTCTTCACGGTTAGACACATTCATGTTGTCTATGATTGCTGAAATCAAAGCACTGTACAAAGGTGAGTCTGCCTTCATAGTCTGTAGCAACTGTACAAGCTGTGTAACTTCGTACTCTCGGGCCATAATACCCAAAGTAGACGTAGCGTTGAACTTGTAGTCAGCAACAGGGTAGTTCTCAGGGTCAAACTGCATGTATCTGTGTGCAGCTTTGGTTACAAAGGGAATTAGGAAAGATTCCTGAAAGTTAATTAATGTACGCTTGTGGCGCTTAATAATAGCACCAAGAGACATACTAATCCCAGCAGCCGTTGCTTCACCGTTAATACTCCCTGCTATACCCGCTGAGTCAATGGCTCCTGTAGCGGTCTGTACCATCTTCTGTAATGCGTCAGCCTGTGCAAAGGTAATCTGACTGACTTGCCCAAAGTTAAAAGGTTGTAGGATCTCCGCAGGATTACCGTTGGTCAGGATAAGCTTACCTGCACGTACTTCCGGTTTAGACCCTCTCGGAATACGTGTAGCGTCCATAGCCATCATAGGATGCACTGTGAGGGCCAAAGCGTCTATACGTGCTCTGATCTCTGCGTCCAATGCCTTTTGGCTGTTGTAGCCCTTCTCACAGACTCCTCTGCCCCAGAAACGTGAAGGTACTACGTCCCATGGGAAAGCCACAATGGGTCTGTCGCCCATCATGTAAGGATTCTCTTCCGCTTTTAACAAAATACCACCGTTGGCAATAACAACGATGGCTTCAGTGTAGTAATTCTCGTCCTCATCGTTGAGCATACCACCGTCTTCACCCAACGCTACAATTTCCTCTTCCTCATCACTGTCTGCGGAACGTGCCAACTGAGCCTGTGCGTCCCGAAGCAAGTAAGTAGGAACTAAACCGTAATACTTAGTTAGGCGTACTTTATCGTCCGAGTACGTTGTTAGGTCTTGGTCAGGCTCAATGTCAAAGTCCGGTGCTGCTGTACCGATGTGACACTTCTTGTAGACTCCAGTCTCCTGTAGCTGCTCTACGGTGTGTGCGGAGACAAACTCATCCACAGCCACACCCAGAGATTCATCCACATTTGTAGCAACGGGGTCAATTAGAAAGTTCTGAGGCATTACGGGACGTAGGCTAACCACAGTCCTGTCAGTAATATTTACCCCTACAGCAGTCAAGTCTCCACCCATAATAGGCTGGGTGGCTGGTTTCATTTCTTTTTCTTCGGAGATAACAACTTCAGCGACCCCTGTACCAAAGACAGCGGAATTGATAAGACACTCCGCAACGGCCTTCCTAACTTTAGTCTTCTCAAAGTCTTGATGCAGATGAGTACGGAGATAAACAATGTCAGCTTTGTCAGGGTCATTAGAATCATCCCTGATGTCAAAGAATTTACCTCTACCAAATGTCGCTTCTTCAATCTCTGCAACGGAACTCTCCACTGCTTGTTGTAGGGCTGGGCTAATAATCTTAGACCTTTCGGACTCTCTGGTTACATCTTCCTGTGCCCAGATACCCCTCCAAAGTCTGTAGTATTCATCAAACTTTTGTGCGTAATTGGCTTCAAAGTGATCCCGCCAATCATCACATTTAGTGATAACCCAGTCTTCAAGAGCTTCTTGAATCATTAGGGGTTTACTGTCTTCGTTGTAATCTTCCATATTTTAATATCCTGCTACGGAGTCTAAAGTCTCAAATTCGTCGTACTGCTCAAAGTCCCCAGCGTAAGCAACCTTTGCTAACTGGTCTATGTAGGCTAAAGCGTCCACTAAGTCGTCATGAGTCAGTGGGTCTGGAAACTGAAACAGTTCGTCCAAAAAGCGACTGTTCCACTCTCCTTTACTGAGACTTACAATACCATTCTCAAACCTGCCCTGTAAGGCCCACATGATTCTGTCAGTCTTCTTTTGGTTGCCATGGGACAACTCTTCCACTCTAAAAAAGAAACCGTTACGCTTCATCATGTCCACTAAGGGAGACATAACCGCCTGTTTAGCGATACCTCTCTCAATACCTACACTGATGGGCTTATAGTCCCTAACGGCCTGAAAGATCTTCTGAGCAGTCTCCTCTAAAGTCCACCTACCGTATATAATATTCTCTACGTACCAACCGTCTTCATTTACAAAGACAACTGCAATGGCTGTATTATCAAGACGACTATTCTTAGACTTCTTTTTAGTTACGTCCTGAAACCCCGCCAAATCCACAGCTATGTAACAGTCAAAGTATTCCGGTCTACTGTCGGCAAACTGTACCCAGTCCTCCTTAAACATCTCGGAGCCTTTAGCCTCAAAGGAGGCCATAAACTCCTGTCTAAAGGCATAACTGGACATTGACTTTTTAGCTGTATTTATCTCCTCATCGTCCAACAGAGGGTTATCGTAGCTGGTAAAGTGCCATGCTTTGTAAGACACATCATCACTTAGATCTGCATATTTGTACAGATCATAAAAGTGATTACGTCCCATAGGCGTACCTATGAACAAGGCATGACCCTTTTGGTCAGCCAGAGCAGGTCTTAAGATTTGTTCCCATACGTCAGGTTTAATGTCTGCGTATTCATCCAAGACTAAAAACTTTAGGGAGACACCCCGCATTGTCTCCGGTCTATCTCCACCTTTGAGGCTTATTGTAGCCCCATTGACTAACTTTATTTGTAAATTATTAATGTGACTGGTGGCTATCACGGGATGCCCCAAGTCCATTAAAGTTTCCCACATAATGTCTCTGGCTTGGCCCTGAGTTGGGGCCACATAGAAGACAGTCCCTCTGTTAGTCTGTAAAGCATTAACAATTAACAACCATGCCGCTAAACGAGACTTACCTGTACGTCTACCTGCTGCTACTATCTTAAAGCGTGTAGGGTCTTCCCAGACTTGCTGTTGCCATGGTAGCAGCGATATGTTAAGTTCAGACACTAATAAGACCAAACAACGGGTACGGACTTACGATCATCTACGTGTATAAACGTATTGGCGACACCTATGCCCCCAAAGCCCATTTCCATTGCATTTTTTATAATCACATACTTCTGATTACCGTCTGCTACAGCAATGTCCGCAGCTATACCTAAGACATGCTGACCTACTTTCTTTTTCTTAGCTTCAACACTGTGGGTTCTATCTCTATAACCACTGGTGATTGTGAAAGGAAAACCACACTTCTCTCTAAGCTCATCCAAACGATGTATAAAAGCTATGGACATAGCATTGTTACCTGTCTCCTGACAGTTAAACTCCTCATAAGTAAAATATTTAAATTCATTACTCATGTTCTGTGTATTCCCCTTCTACTATGTTAGGATTATCGGTGATGGTTGTTTCAGTGCCTACGCCTGTGATGTTGATTGATATGGAAGACCTACCCCCATTAAGCTTATCCTTTTCAAAATAGCTTATGGGTAACATTCTATCCATCATTAGCTTCCAAGCTGCTGCTTGATGTTTGTGATCGTCGTCTAAGGCAGCATTCATGATACTGTCTAAGACCTTTTGTGACTTAGGGGATGCTAACATACGAGCTTTGTACTCATTAATGATAGCTGCGTCACCTTTGGGTCTACCTACTGCATTCCTATGTCCCTTCTTATTGGACATAACTTCGGACTTCTTAGGTCTACCTCTTTTTTTAGGTAAATTACCTTCGGACATAAGTATTGCCTTCAGCCGCACCTGCGGTACTTGTATGAGATACTTAAGGATACCTAAGGCAGCGTTAGGATATTTCTTTATTTTATTTCTTTAAAGTTTTCTTCTTAAGCTGCTTTAGTTTACCTGTATATTATAGCATATTTTTTACTAAAAGTCAACCCCTTTAGGCTACTTTTAGCTAAAATATTGTCTTAAG